TACAACACCCCACTGATGACGGCAGCGCCAACCACCTCTGAAAATAAATCCATCTTGCTTAATTGCAGTAATTTGGTTTTTTGTTATTGGGCCTTGGTTTAAATATTGTCTACATACCTTACGATTTTTTTCATCACGTGGGCCAATATATTGCCATAAAGTGTCGTCCGGCAAATCTTCTGCCATTGTAGCAATAACACTTTGCTCATACGTTGCAAGCATTGTCGTAATGACAGCATCGGGCCTAGTACCACCAACAATGCCTTTCATTAATTGTTTAATTTCATTTCTTGGTAAATTATTTGCGACTCCCTGTGCAAGTGTGACTTGAATATTACTTGCAAGATTATTGGATAGGTTTAATACCATTGTTTGCTGAATGTTACGCAAGGCAACTAGCTTTGTTTCTGTGGTTGCTCCAAAAAATGGCAAATTATCTAAAATCGCGTCACTTGCTGCCATATATGCGCCTATGCCTTGAGATAATTGTAAATCTTCAATAAAATATGTTGACATATCTAATGCTGCAATAAACAGCAGTATTTCCTCTGTGGATAAACCCTCGTTTTGTAATCCCTCAACATCATTAAGAAATTCATCTTCTGCTTGGTCTAAACTTGCTAAATATGCTTCTAAAGCCTCATCGATCGGCATTTTGCAGTCTGTTTAGTAAGCGGTTTACCGGTTGGTCTTGTTCTTGTGGCTCTACTTCTAACCTTGCCTCAAATTCTGCTTTTTGTTCCGGCGAAGCATCCGGATTCATATAATCAAAATAATCTTGCTTAGATGCTAATCCCTGCTCAAAACGCCATGTCCATAATGCGATCTCCGTGTCAGGTGTGAGGGCATAATTTGGCTCTAAGAAATCAACTGAGTAATCTTCACCAACATCTACGCCTGCTTCTACACGAAGTATTTCTCTATCGATCTTGTAGCGCTTTTGTTCCCAGGGCCGCCAAGTGTCTTCTTTCTCGCCAGTGGTAATATCACGAGCTTCCATTTCTAAGATTGATAAACTAGCTGCACTTGGCGCATTTCCTGAATCGTCGCGTGCATATTTGGCCCTAATGTGATTATTGTTTAGCGTAGACTCTACAAAAAATCTTGTAGCATCTACAATTTCTGCGAGTGAGCCACCACTGTTGGTTACGCCAAAATTTGCACCCTCGGGTAAATATAATATCTTATCTGTACCGATTTGAACTCTACTCGCATCATCAACGCCAGCAATAAACTTAATCCCCATTGCGCCATACCTTACGGCTATTTCAAGCTCTAGCATGGCCACATTGAGCGCTAGATCAGCTTGAGCAATGTCCATTGCATTTTTAACGCTATTAAAATCTCTAATGGGTGGGTAGCGGTGACAAAACGATACTGGCAATACTCCATAAGGATTAATATCATTATCGTTAACACTAACTTTTCTTCCATGCTCATCTAATAGATAATGCTCTCCCTGGTATCCTGGGCGAGATTCGGTCCATACTGCATGTAGTGGCATATCATTTCTTGCATTGCCTTGATATTCTATCGGATAGCATACGCCAATTGGCTTATCTCTGCTATCTCCAGCAAGAAACAATGGTTCAAAGTGAGATAAGATCTCATATTCAAGTTTTTGATCTAGTTCATTCCATTTAGAGCGAAATGCCATCGAACCTAATAAAAAAGTAAGTCTTTCCAGTAGCCTGCGCTGCGCATTCAGACTATGGATGTTTATGGAGGCATGGTAGGCATCCGAAGCGCGCAATCTTGGGGGGCGCTTGAACGTCATACTACGAACAGCGCAGACTCTTTGCGTAATGTTAGAATTTATTATTGGCGCTTGTTGTAATGTCTCCCGACTAAAGTATTGACTAATATACCCCTCAATATTGATACCCTCGTACCAATCCATAAGATAGTCGCGCTCACGTACGCGTTCATCTTCAATGTATCGTAATTTTTCTTTTAATGCATCTGCTACCGCGCTTTGCGATAAATCAGGAATTGTAACCATATATTTTTACCAATCGATTAAACCAGCCATTCTACTCTTTATAGGAAAAAGATTACAAATCATGTAGCGTAAAGCATCATTAACGTGATCATACACCCCATCTTTGAGAGGTTCTTCCTTAATAGTTTGGTCTGCTTTGTTTTCGGGATAGCGATAATTCTGATAACTTGCAATAGACCCTTTGCATTTGCTAGATACATAAAAATGCGCATCTCCATTTGCATCTTCAAACCACCGGCGCACATGAGAAACGCCATTTACTACGTTTCTTGTCATTGCATCTTTACGAAAGCGTACTCGCATACCTTTGCTCCAAAATATTTGTATATCTGAAATACCGGACTGACTTGACCTGCCGCCACCTGCCGGATCACCAAAGTAAGCAGTAATGTTGTATGGTAATTTGCGTACTTGCGCGGCTAAGTCTTCTGTTTTAATGTTTTCTACCATTGCTATTTCGTCAATTTGATAGATAGTTGGCAGTCCTTTGCTTTTGTTATCCACCTGGCAGACAACAACGGCTGGCTTGCGGTAACCGAAATCGATACTAACGTAGGTTGGCAAAGCTGGATTGTATTTAAGGTCTTTCTTTGTGTGTATGGCATCGGAGTATGGGAAACACTTCCCTGAGAACGATGTGAATTGCGCAAGATATTCTTGCCTATAAGTTTCATCTGTTAGCTCCTTTTTTAAATCTTCTACTTGGTCTTTAAAAAATGGTGACTCACTACTAGGGTGTTGCCAGCTATCCCAGTCAGGAAATTTATCGTCACTTCCTCTAGACCATATTTTGTGCCACCAGTTAAAACCACGAGGCGTAGAAACCATTAAGCACCAGCCTTGACGGTCGGATAGTGTTGGGCGCAAGTATTGTTCCCATATCAATCTATTTGAAAGCGCTGCTGCTTCATCTATTACTAAATAATCAATTCCGAAAGTTAAGAAAGATTGCCCCCCAGCCGTTTAGCCGAGGGGCAATCTTCCCTCTCCAATAAGTGATTCCGGAGAGTCCGCCGACTTGACCGATATCTCCGAGTTAAGGCCAGCAAGTTTCATATAGTACAGATCGCCATTGACCTCTTTCTTGTTCTCAATAGGCAATTTGAGCTTGACCATAATATCTTCTTTAATGATACGCGCAATCTTTTGCGATAGGTTATAGCTTGGTGATACGATCCAGCCACGTGTGTTTGGCGTTAAAAGCCAGGGAAGTATCTCGTATGCTGCGCTGTAGGATTTTCCACTGCGTCTGCCCTGGCAGTTAATGCGAAAACGAGCTTTAGAATTATGTATACTAAGCTGTTGCGGAGTCGGCTGGTATCCCACCAGCTTCCACAATTTCTTTTTGTTGACTATCTGCGTTATCATCCATGGGGTTACCTTGAAACCCAACTTCTTTTAGTACAGTTTCCAGGTTGCCGGTCATGTCTACAATGGACTTATCGGTTTGGTTTAAATAATTTTTGCCAAGAAATATAAGTAGGGCCGAATTTTGAGCCTGACAAGCCTTCCATTGCATCTGACGCAAAGAAAGTTTCATTTCTTCTCTGCCACGCTCATATTCTGTGCGAAATCTTCTGCGAATTAGGCCTTCAGAGCAACCAAAGTACTTACCGATCTCAATGTAAGAACATCCGAAGCTTGCAAGCATTTGCACTTTTTCAGGGGGTATATCGTTTTTATTAGTCATCACTTATAGCTCATTCGATGACATAAATAGCTTGCTGCACTTAGCCATTGTTCTGAGCCAGTAGGTCTTGGCGCTACTTTCGCTAATGCCCAGGGCATCTGCTATGATGGGGAATGTGTGCTGCATAATACGCATTTTAAATACTTGTCTCTCTCTTGGGGATAGTTCGTCATATAGTTCGTGTGCTGCGAGTTGTAACCAGCGATGCTCTTCTTCAATAAAGGCACTTTGGAAGATTGCCATCTTCTTAGCATAGTCTTTTGCTCTAGTTACGGCCCTGACTAAGCGTTCCGCATCAGCATCTGTCAGTTCAACCCAATTCATGTAGCGCTAATGTAGCGCTTTGCGAGTGTTCACAAAAAGAAAAAAAAATTTTAAGGGAGTGAGTTAATAGAGAAAAATCGCTTGGCCTTGTGGTATGGGGTGCAAAATGTTACATATTAGATTATTAATCTAATGCCACACGACGACGGCCCGGCACGCGTCGCAATATGTAACAATAAAGCCAGGGCCCGACACATAGCGCCTAAGTTCTATTTTGAATTACTCTATCCTGGAATTACTTTGTAATTATTGTTCACAAAGTATTAGGTATTTACGTTGCATTAACGTTACATTTAAGCAGTTCAAATAAACAAACTATGAGAGGTTAGAACATGAACAATAAAACAAATTGCGCAACAATTAAAGAGGCATGTAATCCCAGCAATTACGCGCTTAAAACAATATCCAATAAACTACCCACTGGCAAAGATACTACGCTGCAAATGATTCAGGTATGGTATGAAGATATCCATGATGAGCGTATGACATATAAAACATTTAAACGGTTTGAAGCTATGGACGCGTTTCAATTGTTTGAAGTTTACAAGCTGTTGAAATACTCAGAAATTCAACAAAATAAAAAAGTAATCGACACACTAAAAAAAGTATCTCAGAAGTTAAA